TGGTTTCAACATTTTTGTAAATTGCTTCTTGGTTAGTGGGGTCGCTCATTTGACGTTGAAATATTAAATGATCACAATCTAACAATGTTACGTGATAATGTTTATTAAGCAATGTAAGACGTTTTAAAACTTTTTCCCATCTATCAACTTCACCACTAGGTCTAGAAAGCTCTAAATACATTGCCATACGTAAATAATTTGGTGGAGCATATAATATACCAGCTACTTTTATACTAGAACTACGAAGAGAATCAAATAAACCTCTAGGCATTTGTGTAATATCGGCAACAGGCATAAAATTTACATAAACTTTATATGTTCCGTGATGAACACCAGATTTGGCTTCAACTTCTAAAAATCCTTGATTAACATACCAATCACATAACTCTTTGGCGTGTTTTAACGCACTTGGTGAAAAGAAATCATAATCGGGAATTTCAATATCTTTGTTGTAAAATTGGTCTTCCTTTGGTAAAATATTATTAATTGCTGTTCCGCCATAACAAATTAATTGTTTTTTTCGTAAGAACTTTTCTACAACATTAATAATTTTTTTTACTTCAGGCAATCTAACAACACGTCTTCCTTGAACTTCCTCGGCCTTGTCAACTGCTGCTCTAACAATGGCCAATTCACATTCTTGGAATGTCATATGTTCATTACAAATGTCCTTCATATATAAAATATATAAAATAATAATTTAGAAGTTATTTTATATATTAATACAACAAATAATTACATATTAATTAAAATGGATTTTGACATTGATGAACTATTAGATTCTAACAAATATACAATTACTACACGTGTTGTAAAAGGTAAAAAAGTAACTATTATTATTGGATTTACAATTGAATATGATTTGCCTAAAATTATTAAACATTTTAAAACTACATTTAATTGTAACGCCTATATTGTCAAAAATGAAAATGATATAGAATGTATTCAGATAGCAGGATATCATAAACTTGGGGTTAAGGAGTTTTTAATTAATGAAGGTATTTGTAAAGAATCTGATATTGTTTTTCAAGGTGTTTAAGTTCAAATTTAAATAATAAATTAAAACTACTTAAAGACAATTTAATATATAATAATAGTTATTAACTAAAAAATGAAAACTAAATTAGAATTTATCGAAGCTTGTAAAAATGGTAACTTGGAAAAAGCTAAATTAATATTAAAATCTAATTTAAATATTAATATTTCACACAATAATGAACACGCCTTTAGAGTAGCTTGTAAAAATGGTCACACTAATATTGTAGAATGGTTACTTACAATTAAACCAGATATTAATATTTCTGCTTATGAAAATAAAGCTATTAAGTATAGTTTTAAAAAAGATTCAGCTTTTAAATATGCTTGTAAAAGAGGTTTTTTAAAAATAGCACAAAAACTATTTGAAGTTAATCCAACAATAGATATATCTGCTAATAATGAATATATTTTTAAAGTAGTTTGTGAAAATGGACATTTAGATGTAGCAAAATGGTTGTTAGAAGTTAAGCCAGATATTAATATTTTATCTAAACACTTTTTAGCATATAAATATGCTTGTAAAAATGGACACTTAGATTTAGCACAATGGTTACTTGAAGTTAAACAAAGTAAAAGTGTATTATTAATGACTGAAATTGCTTTTAGTAATGCTTGTAAAAATGGTAATTTGAATGAAGCCCAAAGATTATTTAAAAGTAAACCTACAATTAATATTTCTTATGGTGACGAAAAAGTTTTTAGATTATCTTGTCAAAATGGTCATTTAGATGTCGCAAAATGGCTTTTAGAAATTGAACCAAACATTAATATTTATTCTAAAAATTTATATGCTTATAAAATGGCTTGTAAAAATGGTCATTTAGATGTAGCAAAATGGTTACTTGAACTTGATAAAAATAAAAATAAAAATGTATTTGTAAAACTATCTAACTAAATCTCAAACTTGTAATAGTCGCTTTCTATATTGCGCGCAGCATATGATAGTTTAGGGTCTTGTTTTGGTGGGTCTGGTATTGTTTCTACTTTATAACGCAAGTTTTCTGGTTTAAGAACAAATGCGGTTCCAGCATTGTCGAAGAACTGTATCATTTCTTCCAAATTAGCATCTACAGTTTGGTAGCGCATTGCCAACATTTGACAACCAGTTTCACGCATTACTACTCCACTTGGGTTCTCTGGGTCTGCTCCCTTATCTGGCATCGCTATTGTCATAAATTGTTTATTAAAATTAATTAGCTCATTAATATCAGGTGTATATTTAATGTCGTAATAATGTAAAGCACGACAAAATACTGAATTACTTGTCATATTAACATATTCATAGAATTCTTTGTTATCTAAGTATGCCTTATTAGTTCCATCTACTACTATTATTATTTTTCCTAACAAATCTAATAATGGAACATTACCTAAATTTTGTTTATGATTTTCATAACTATATTGTTCATCTAACAAATACTTATTGTAGCCTTTAAATATGTTAGCCATATCGGTATACATTTTTTGGTTACTACTTTTAATGCGTAAATGTAATATTAATGGGTCGCCTGGATTAGGACAACCACTTGATGAAAATGCGTAGTTAATCAAGGTTTTCATTATTTCACTAAAATCAATTGAGTTATAAGTTTCTTTGACAAAATAACTATCAGTTGTGCTTGTTGCTACAACAGCTTTATCTTCAATTGAGAAAATTTCAAAATCTAAACATCTAACACCTTGTTTTAAACAGGCTTTAAGTGCGGCTAAATCTACATAATCATTTTTATATGTACCAGCACTACAACAATTATAAGCACCTTTAATATAATAGTCATTTAAAGTATATTTAAAACTAGGTTGAACTTTATTAATTGAATGAATACTACCAGCAATAGTGCCATAAGTATTATTCATATATGTAGCATTATTAGACTTTAAATTAATAGTGTATATGTAATAAAATATAATACCAATAATAATTGTAACAATGATAACTAACAAAATACCCACTATTGTTTGGTCATTCATATTCTTAAATGTTTCTTTTATATCCATTATTATAATATGATTTTATAATTTATTATAATAATTTATTTAAAAATTATATTATAATGAATATAACTAATTAAATAATATACATATACTATAGTAATATACATAGCAATGGGAGGCGGATTGATGCAACTTGTGTCCACTGGACAACAGAATATACTGCTTAATGGTAACCCACAGAAGACCTTCTTTAAAAGCACATATACACAATATACAAACTTTTCATTACAAAAATTTCGCCTCGACTACGAAGGCTCAAAGGAGATTAGGCTAACAGAAGAGTCAACATTTACCTTCAAAGTAAAGCGTTATGCTGACCTACTAATGGACTGCTATTTGTCAGTAAATTTGCCTACAATTTGGTCACCTATATTGCCACCACAGTCACCACCAGAAGGTGCCACAAATTATATCTCTCAATGGGTGCCATATGAGTTTAAATGGATTGAGAATTTAGGAGCCAAAATTATTTCTAAAATTCAAATTACTTGTGGTAACTATACTTTACAAGAGTATTCAGGTGACTATTTATTAGCAGCCGTTCAACGTGATTTTCATAATGTTAAAAAAGATTTATTTGATAAAATGATTGGCAATGTGCCAGAGTTAAATGATCCAGCAAATTCAGGAACACGTGTAAACGCGTATCCAAATGCTTATTATAATGAAACTGCTGCTGGTCCAGAGCCATCTATTCGTGGTCGTATTTTATATATTCCACTTAATAATTGGTTTGGTTTAAAATCCCAAATGGCCTTTCCACTAACATCATTACAATATAATGAATTACATATAAATATTACATTTAGACCAATTAATGAATGGTTTCAAATTCGTGATGTATTTGATTATGTAAATAATTATCCATATGTAGCACCAAATTTCAATCAATATTATATGCAAATGTATCGCTTTCTTCAGCCACCACCTGATGTATGTTTAGACATTGATTCATATCAAGATACTCGTTCTGTTTGGAATGCTGATATTCATCTTAATTGTACATATGGTTTCTTATCAAATGAAGAAGAACGTGTATTTGCCCTACAAGAGCAAAAGTATTTAATTAAACAAATTCACGAAAAAGTATTTTATAATGTAACAGGTCCAAATAAGGTTCAGTTGGATTCAGTTGGTATGGTTTCAAATTATCTATTTTATTTTCAGCGTAGTGATGCTAATTTGCGTAATGAATGGTCAAATTATACAAATTGGCCTTATAACTACTTACCAAATGATTTAATTCCAGCTCCTACATCAGGCACCTACACAGTTACAAGGGTATTACCAGATGGCACCATAGAGTATGTAGATATAGGTCCAGGTGTAAATCCAAATGGTCAGTTAACAGGATGGCTAATTAGTGGCCAATATAGTATTCAAAATGAGAAAAATATTCTTGTAGCTATGGGCCTACTATTGGATGGTTCATATAGAGAAAATATTCAGCCAGCAGGTGTTTATAATTATATTGAAAAATATACACGTACATCTGGTAACGCACCGGATGGACTTTATTGTTATAATTTTTGTCTACATACAAGTCCATTTGATTTACAACCTTCTGGTGCTATTAGTATGTCTCGCTTCAACCAAATTGAATTGGAATTTACAACAATTATTCCACCTACAGACCCTCTAGCACAAAGTTTAACAATTTGCGACCCAGAGACGGGCAATGTAATTGGTGTTAATAAGCCTACATGGCGCATATATGACTACAATTTTGACCTACATTTGTTTGAAGAAAGAGTAAATATGGTTTATTTTCAGGGTGGTAATTGTGGACTTGTTTATGCTACATAATTATACACTATTTATAATAATAAAACTTAATTAAATTTATTATAAAATAAATAGCAAAATAAAATAAATAAAATAAATAAAATAAATAAAATAAATAAAATAAATAAAATAAATAAAATATTATAATTATTTATAATATGTCTATTGTAAATGGATCTATAGATACTAATTTTGGAACAAACGGTATTATTTTTAGTAATAAAGCTAACTATTCTTCTACAAATAGTTTAGCAATTCAAACTATAAGTAATACTAAATATATTGTAGCAGTAGGTAGAGCTGAAGGATATGTTTCTAGATATACTATAAATGGTACTTTAGATACTAGTTTTGGCACAAATGGATATACAGCAACAGGTATTGGTGGAGCTACTTGTGTATTATCTGCTGTAGTTATTCTTCCTGATAATTCTATTATTGTTGGTGGTCAAGCTGTTGATAGTGGATTACAAGCAGGATATATTACTAAATTAAATTCAAATGGAATAGTAGATACAACATTTGGAACAGTTGGAACCAAAGAAATTAATTTTACTGATTTAGGTGTTGCTTTTGAAAATATAGAAAAACTATCATATCAAACTATAGGCGGTGTAACAAAAATTATTGGTATTGGTTCACTATATTATGGTGGACCTATTCACGGTGTTATACTTCGTTTAAATATGAATGGAACTTATGATACAACATTTGGAGATGGTGCACCAGTTACTATTGATAATTTTGGTAGTTTTACTCCTGTTCCTGGAACAGTTATAGTTCGTTTAAGCCCTCTTACATCTGGTGTTGTATTAAATGATAATAGTATACTTGTAACAGGTTCAAGTAATTCAAATATATTTTTAAGTAAATATACTCAAAATGGTATTTTAGATATAACATTTGGAACATCTGGAATAGTTGAAACTGATTCAGGAATTGGAGGTGATAATGGTATTAGTATTGGTATTCAAACTATTAATAGTGTTCAAAAAATACTTGTTGGTTTTAATAATGGAACAGGTATTGGTATAGCAAGATATAGTTTAGCAGGTGTTTTAGATACAACATTTAGATATAGCAGTTCAAATGTTTTAACAGAAACGTTAAATAATACTTATCCTTATGCTGAATCTATGGTTATTCACAAATATGGTAAAATTACTATGGTAGGTAGAAATCAATCAAATACAGATGTAATGCTTTCTTGTTTTAATGCTGATGGTACATTAGATACTACATTTGGAACAAATGGTTATATTTATGATTTAAATAGTCCAAACTTTATTTCTATATA